TTGTGTTTCTGTTACTCCTGTACATACGTTAATTCTGGTTTGAGGAAAAGAAACACCATCACATTCAGTAGAAACATCTGGTGTCCATGGAGAAAAAGTGAGAGGTTTTGTTCCAGGTATGGTTTGGGTTTCTATATCACCAGAACAGGACTTGGTCCTCTGTTGAGGACAAGGTGTTCCTGCACAAACAGTAGATTCATCTGGTGTCCATGCAGACCAAGTGTCTGGTCTTGTTCCGGTTGCATTTTGTGTTTCAACTGTATTGGTACATCCTAATACTCTAGTCTGAGGAAAAGAAACACCGTCACATATGGTAGAAGCATCTGGTGTCCATGCAGATGCATTATTAGGTGCTGTTCCTGTTGCCGTTTGGGTTTCTGTAGCACCAGAACAGGACTTAGTCCTGTTCTGCGTAAAGGTAGTTCCTGCGCATACTGTATTCGTGGAAGGTGTCCATGCAGACCAAGTGTCTGGTCTTGTTCCGGTTGCATTTTGTGTTTCAACTGTATTGGTACATCCTAATACTCTAGTCTGAGGAAAAGAAACACCGTCACATATGGTAGAAGCATCTGGTGTCCAAGGTGATGCATTGTTAGGTGCTGTTCCTGTTGCCGTTTGGGTTTCTGTAGCACCAGAACAGGACTTCGTTCTGTTCTGCGTAAATGTGGTTCCATCACAGACTGTAGAAGCATCTGGTGTCCATGCAGACCAAGTGTCTGGATTTGTTCCTGTTGCTGTTTGTGTTTCAACTGTATTGGTACATCCTAATATTCTGGTCTGAGTAAAGGAAATGCCGTCGCATATAGTAGACGCATCTGGTGTCCATGCAGATGCATTATTAGGTGCTGTTCCTGTTGCAGTTTGGGTTTCTGTTACACCAGAACAGGACTTAGTCCTGTTCTGCGTAAAGGTAGTTCCTGCGCATACTGTATTCGTGGAAGGTGTCCATGCAGACCAAATATCTGATCTTGTTCCTGTTGCTGTTTGGGTTTCAACTGTATTGGTACATCCTAATACTCTAGTTTGTGTAAAAGAAACACCATCACATATAGTAGAAGCATCTGGTGTCCAAGGTGATGCATTGTTAGGTGCTGTTCCTGTTGCTGTTTGGGTTTCCGTAGCACCAGTGCAAATATTGGTTCTGGTCTGTGAAAAAGAAATACCTGCACAAACGGTATTAGTGGCTGGTGTCCAAGGAGAAAAAGTAAGAGCCTTTGTTCCGGTTGCTGTTTGGGTTTCTGTAGCACCAGAACAGGACTTGGTCCTGTTCTGTGTAAATGTAGTTCCTGCGCAGACTGTATTCGTGGCAGGTGTCCATGCAGACCAAATATCTGATCTTGTTCCTGTTGCTTGCTGAGTTTCTGCTACTGATGTGCAAAGATCAATTCGAGTTTGAGCAAAGGATACACCATCGCACACAGTAGACGCATCTGGTGTCCATGCACTATATCCGCTAGTACACACAGCGGGTGGTTTAAATATTGGTGGTGGTGGGAGTAATGATGGTCCTGGTGGCATAATAGTGTTTAATTATTGAATAAATGGAAACAAATCAGCAGCTATTTGAAAATTATTATTTGTTATTTTACATAATATTGATCTATCTCCGTATTGAACATTATTTACACATAATAAATATTTTTCTCCTTGAATTAATTTTGAATTTCCGTTTGTATTCATACATTTGACTAAAAACCATTTATATGTACTTAATATCATATATGGTTCAATTGATCCGGAATAATAAATTGGTGTTGGTCCTGTAATATTGATCCCATTTACACCCCGTATTGGTGTAATAGTGTCATTAGAAAGAGTTAATAAACTTCCTCTGGACATAGAACTTTCCGCTTGGCGCAATGAATCATCAAGGTCATTATATGTTGCTGAATTGAAAGGAGATTTTGCATCAGGTGAAAAAGCAACCTGAAATAAACAAGTATCATCTATTCTTGATTGTGACCACAATGAAGCAAGAGGTAACTTTACAGTCAATGGTTTTATACCAATATCTGTGTAACCTATTTTAGTTTTCTTTGATGCACCTGCAGTATAATCTTCATAAATTGCTACACCATTATCTCTTGATACCGCAACCCAATCAAATCCATAATTTTGCACAAAAAATGATGTCCAATTTTGAATAGGAGGTAATGTAGCAAGAGTATGAATATATTGCCCAGTGCCACAAGTTGTTGCAAATAATCCACGAACTTCATCTAAAATTTCAATTGTTTCTCCTCCATTTGATAAACCTTCATATGCCTGATGTGTACCAGTATATTTTAAATTACCAATTACCTCTTTTGTAAAAAGTAAAGTTTGTGTTGTATTATCAAAAACAACAGGCTTTTCATTATTTTCAAGTTTTAAATTTGTTATATCTTCAAAATAATTTGGGATAGTAATAATATTTCCATAAAATGTATTTTGAATTTTAAATAAACATTTTTGATTAATAGAACTTGTTTGTATAAAAAGTGTACCGGATTCGGTTTTGGGGTTATTCCCACCAATATAAATTATATCATTATCTGGACTTTGATTATTTTTTAAAACAAAAAAACAAAAGTAACTACTTCTACTATCACCGGGTGAAATATCTACTGATAACAGTTCAACACTAATTAAATCAGTCAATCTTGAAGGAAGTTGTAGATTGTTTCCTATAAATTCGGAGAAACTATACGTGATATTAGCGGGATCTCCACCTGAAGTAATTCCCTCTATTTTTAAAAAACTAGCATTTGTAATAGGAGAACTAAAAGTTATAATATTATTATTAAAACTATAATTACTTGGACTTATTAATGTTCCATTTCTATATACCGCCGTTATAGAACTCCAAAATATTTTTGGTATAGAAAAATAATCTCTTTGGATATATGGACCATTAAAATTTAAAACAACTTTTCCCGATACGTTTGATTTTGCATGTACCTTTGCTCCACCATTAATATCAACTTTATTTTTTATAAAAACTGTAGCTAACGTATTATCATAATAAAAATCACATTCTTTTAGTCCTTCTTGTAAACTACTTAAAGTTACAGATGTTACTAAATTAATATCAATTGTTGTGTTTGTTAATGATGCATTCGATATTTGGTTTGTTGCTGATAATTGAAACGGAAAAGAATTGTAAGTACAATAACCAGTGTAAGTTACATCACCACTAGTTTGATTATTTAAAAAATAAAATATTTGTCTGTCCTCATAAAAAACATAATCTACATCTTGTATTAAAGATGTATCGTCTAATGATACACTATTTATGTTATTGATCCACCCTCTTTCATCTGGTAAATTTATAGAATAAGGTCTATGAAAAGCTACCGTACCGTTTATATCTTCCGAAAAATTTAAAATAGTTTTTGTTGCGTTTTCACTCGTCAGAATTTTTTTAATAGGTAACAAAAAATCATTTTGTTTGTTTACAAAATCAACTATATGATCTCCTTTAGATGTAAAATTATCAGAATCTCGTACAATAGGAAAACTATCATCCGATTTGAAATCTGATGTTTGAGGCAACTGAGAAAATTTTATCGACATATATACATATTTAGTTTAGTTTATTCTGGTATTAATATTTTTTCATCAATTTCTGTAATAAAAAGTTCTAAAATATTTTGTTCCAATGCAAACCCATCTTCTGGTGCTAGTGTATTTTCTATTACAGAATTTTTAGTAGAAACATTTAAGGTATCAACACTAGCAAACAATTTTTCTCTGATTTCTGGTATATTTAATTTTTTTGTAGGTTCTTGATCAGTTGTATTTATTGTTTTTACATTTAAGGTTTTTGTAGGAATTACCGGATCTATTGCGGTTTTGTTATCTATTACATTTAAGGTTTTTGTAGGAATTACCGGATCTATTGCGGTTTTATTATCTATTACATTTAAGGTTTTTGTAGCAATTACCGGATCTGTTTTTGTTTTGTTATCTATTACATTTAAGGTTTTTGTAGCAATTACCGGATCTGTTTTTGTTTTGTTATCTATTACATTTAAGGTTTTTGTAGGAGTTTGTTTGGTAAAAGTTTTTAAATTCTTTACATATTCATCTAAAGATACAGTAGAACTACGATTTTCAGGTTTATTATAACTAGATTTAAAACCGTATTTTAAAATAGTTATCTCACGATCCATTTTTATGTTAGATATGCCAATATTTCATATTTGGACTTTTTATCATCGATTGCTAGATTTTCATATGCAAAGCGAACCTGGCAGTTTTCGATCTCAACACCTTCCATGAATTGGTTATCGGTTTTTCTTGAAAATGACAGCATCAATATACCTTTGTTAATATCTCTTAACATATTACCACTAATCATTTGTAAATTAAACCCACAAGAATATAATATATCTACTAGTTCTGATAGCCCTTCTTCGATCTTATCAACTTTTTGATTACCATTTAAAATCTTACTATGAACAATTTTTTTCATTATATTGTTTCTTTCTTTACTAGAAAGATTTGGATTTTCGTTATCAAAATCGTTGATTTTAAATCTATTACTTTCGGTAATATTATTAGATATGATTTGTTCGTATCTTTGTTTTAATGTTTTCATATTATAATGGTTTCTTGGTAGTCATACCCTTTTTACCGCCCATTGAATATAGTGCCTGATTATCTGGATTTGGAACAGTTCTGACAAGACCTGTTGTTGGATCTTTTTGTTGAGTTTCTGGTGGATACATTTTTAAATGTGCGGCTTTTGCCTCATCATGATTCAATGCATCTTTAACAAATTCAAAGCTTTGTCCTCTAAGTGCTTTTGGGTTATATTGTGGAGGCATTTCCTCTCCATCTATTTGATAGGCTGGTGGAGGAAGTCTCAAGGTTCTACCCATGACCTTGGAATATGCTCTATTAACATCGCTTTGTGTTAAAATACCAGTACCTACATTACCATCTTTAACCGAAACGAATGTTCTATATGGTTTTCCATCAGAACCAAAATAGTATAAATCATATTGTCCATCAGCATGTTCTTTAATATTTCTACCTTGGGTTATTCCATTTAGATAGTTTATAATTTCTTTTAAAACATCATAATATTGTTTTGCTCCACCGTCACCTATCATGGTTTTCCATTGATCGACCGTGATACCCTTTCCTCCCAATTCCTTTGGTAATATAAGAGTATAATCTCTACCTGTTTTAGCTGCTATTTGTAATGCGGCAGTTATAAATTCATTTTTTGTATATCTATTACCAATCAATCCAGTATCTGGAAATTCTCTGGCGGTATTAAAAAGATCCAAAAGAATATTAGAATCTTCTGGATCTTTTTTAAATGAATTATATAAAGATATTAATTGTTTTTCTGCATTTTCTGATTGTTTTTCTGGTATATTTGAACCTAGACGTGTTCCAGCACCACTCATTACAGATGGTCTTTTGGATCTATAAACAGCTTCGCTATAAAGATTCAACAACTGGTTGGTTAATATATCATATCTCATATTATTATAATATATTTATACCAAACCGCATCAATTGTCTATTATTTATTTTATCCAGTACCAAACATCGACATCTGTCAAAAATATTTGTTTTTGTCCAGATTTTATCGCAAATTCTTTCACTGCTTTCTGAACATCGACTATGATATTATAATCATGACCGGAAAACAAACCTCCTTTTTTAATTTTTGAGTAGTAGTTTTCGCAATCTTTTTTTACCTGTTCGTAGGTATGAATACCATCTATGAAAATGAAGTCTAAAGTTTCGTCTTCGAAACTAGAAACCGCATCATCAGATTTTTGTCTGTATAATTTAAACCTATCACCAAATACTGTTGTGTTTTCTATTAGTGTTTTATATGTATTTTCTCTTTCATATAATCTATTAGAATTCCAATCTATATAATTTTCAAATGGATCTATTCCATATAATTGAATATCCGGTAATGTTTGTAGTAAATGAACTGTGGTTGTTCCCATATCACAACCAATTTCAATTCCTTTAATCTTTCCCTTATCTTTTAAAAGTTCAACTAAACCATGTCCTGAGCATTTATTATTTTCCATATTATTTCCATTCTAAATTGTGTTTTCTTGCTTCTTCACTAAATCCTTCTTTTTGCAAATAATCTCCAATATAATCTAAAAATTGTTGAGAAAGTGTTTTTTTAGAAGTTACCTCGAATTTAAATTTATTATATGATTCGTTGATAATTCTAACATTACACTTAATTCCTCTGATCACTATATCAATGTTATAATGTCCATTTGGATTTGGTTGATAACTGCCTTTATTTTTTGCTTTTTTCATCATAATATTTTGAAAATTTTTTAATACGACAAGAACAACATCTTCTCAGACTACACATATCACATGTTCTATCATTATCCAAGAAGATATCTGGTCGAATACACATATTTCTCGTATACTCCGAACAAGCTTTGTCATCTTTGGTTAAGTCTATCACTGTTCTTTCTTTATTTAAATCTATTTTTGGTAGAGATGCTCTAATTTGTTCTATTCTTCTTTCTCTTTCCTCTATTGTTTCCGGTATAAATTCTTTTTTTTTCTTTTCTTCTGGATAAAATTCTTTTTTACATTCTTTACAGATACACTGAGTTAATATTTTTTGTATATCATTTTCGAAAGAATCAAATATAATTTTTTTGCCTCTACCTTTTAAAGATATTGTTAAAAATTTACATTTAGAGCAAATTATTTTATCATGTGGTAACTTATTATTTGTTTCATAATATGTTATCCATTTTTTAATATCATCAAATTGATTAACAGGTAAAGTTTTTTTCTTTCTCATTTATTAACACTTATCCATTTCTAATTGAAATTGGGATAATATTATTTTATATGTGGTTTTTACCCAAGCATTTTTATCAATTCGAATTTAATACTTGCAGTTAAACTATTTTTAGTCATTATTGAATGACTTACAACCGTAAACCCTTTTCTATTATAAGAATCTATAATTTTTTGAATTTCGGTATTTATAAACTTTTCTCTATCAGAAAAGTTTAAATTTTTGTTTGGTATTTTTATTTTTACTATTTCTTTTATCATAATTTTATTTATTAAACAACTTGGAAAATGGACATTTTGATTCTGTTACTATTTTATAACTTTTTGGTGTATGAAAGTAATCTTTATATCTGTCTAATGCCTGTGTTGTAGCTTTTCTCCATTTATAATAAAAGCCATCAAATTTCGTAGTTATGTGAGCAACAAAGTTTTTCCTTTTAATTGGAATACATTGAACAAATGGTGTTCCTTTAGGTAAAAACCCTGTAAAATCTTTTTTAATAAAAAATGGGAACGCTATAGGTGCTGGGTGTTTATCTGTATCTACTAGACCTGATAATGTTTGAAATGGTAAATCTTGATGCATGGGACTTACAAACAATGTAGACCAATTACGAGGCGTTTGAATTATCCATGGATTATTCCATTTAAGCAGTGCCGCATCGTATCCTTCTGGTATAGGATACATGAAATATTGTTCTATATCGTGTTCATGAATTAATTTGAATTCTCCTTCATAAGAACAATTAACTATTAATTTATTATTAGTCCGACTAAAATAGCAGTCAAAAGGAGTGGATATCATATATCCACAAAACATAGAATCTCTAAATGGAACACATCTTTTTACTGTTAAATTTGGATTTCCATTTGAACCTATCTTTTTTTGGTCTTCTGTTTGTGTGTAATTATAGAAATTTGGCATCTCCTTGTACCAAGACGGAGGAAAACTATTAGAAGGTTTCGGCGGCGTGAAATCTCTAAAGACTTCATCATTAAAGGCTACAAAATTTATTTTTGACATGTTGTATATGTAAACAATACTATAAAAATATTTTTATGTCAACCTACTTTTTTGTATATAAATTTCACAGTCTTGTAATCATCATCATTAGACTCTTCTTTAGAATTTAAAGTATATCCATCATATTCTATAAAATCAATCTTATGACCTTGTAAAAAGTTTTGATTTAATTGTTCTTGGCAATTACATTTTTTTTCATTTATTTCTTTTTGTTTTTCTAAATGGTCAAAAATATATCCGAGGTCTTTTAATTCTTGAGTATACTTTTCATTTCTTTCTTGTATAGAAGAAAAATAAAATTTCCAAATTGGCAACGGAAAAAACAAATTTAAAATATATGCTCTTTGAGAACAAGAAGAACACTGTTCTTCTTTTCTTGTTATAAATTTTACTAATATACTTATATATTTAGAATGTAGAATGCAGGTCAATACATCTCCTAATCCTGACGCATATCTAAACTTATATTTGGGTTCTTTTTTCATATTTTATTAGTATATCTCAATAATTCCATATATATTTCGGGTGTTTCAAAAGAATGAATGAAATTTTTTGTCAAATCTTTATACTCTTCAGTGAGTGTATTATTTTTTTTACTTGTTATATATAACTGTTTTAAAAGTATTGACATAAATGTATGAAATGGATATGTATATTCAAATGAATTTACATTATTAACATTATTATAATCAGACTTTTCTAACTCAACCATTTTTCCATTATCATAATCTCCAGACCATCCCCATAATAAAAGATTTGTTTTGTCTTCTGGTATTTTTAAACTCAGAAAGTTTCCATCCATTTTTTGTTCGGAATAACTTAAAAATTTTTTTTCTAAATTGAAAATAGCATACATGATTTAGATATTATTATATAAATTTAAAAAATGTCCAACTTTTTGTTATTGGATCTATAATAAATCTACCAACTTTTATTGATTTGATATATATATCATCTTTGCTGTTATTAACATTGAATATTTTAGTTGTTTGTACTTGACCACTTGGTTGTTTTTGAATAACTAAAACAATACCAGAGCCTCCTCTTGCACCATCCCCTTGATCTCTTGCTGCTCCTCCACCACCACCCCCTGTATTATTTAAACCATTGGCTGCTAAATAAGCAGAAATACCATTCGCATAAGAGCTATGTCCTCCGTTTCCACCTCCACCAAGTCCTCCGGTAGTAATTCCTTTGTAATCGTTTCCTCCTCCACCACCACCTCCATAATATTTATTGTTTAAATTAAAAAAATATCCATTTCCTCCATTTTGAGCCGATCCAATAGTAGAATATTGTCCTATTCCTCCGTTGCCTGTTGAATTTCCAGTTACCGCAACCCCTCCATATAAATCACCACCAACACTAGAATGTCCACCATTTCCACCCACTATAGAATGTAAACCAAATGTAGTAGTTTCCCCATTATTACCATAAGAATAAGGATATCCACCATTTCCCCCCTTTCCTATTTTTATATTAATTTTTTGATATGGTGTAACCGTTAAATTTTGTAAATATAAAATACCTCCACCTGATCCACCACCACCACCTGATCTTTGTCCGTGTCCACCACCACCACCTCCTGCGCCTACTATTAATACATCTATGTTTGTTACCTCGGATGGGACAATATATTCTCCATCAGTTAAAAACTCAACAATTACAGGATTTATTTCAGATGCTATTTGAGATGATGTTTTTTCTATAATATATTTTTTTCCTATGTTGCTATACAAGAAAAAATTAATATTTGATACCGTTCCGAGTAAAAAATTAGTTTCTGGATAGAATTTCTTTAATCTATTAATTCCCCAATTTTGAAATACTTCTTCTGAGGTATTTTCATCCAAATAAAATTTAGTAGTGGAATCTTCGTATATGTTTATAGGGAATGTGAAATTCAATTCTGTAGTATTCCAAAATGAACTCATATATTTTGTTGCCGTTGATGCTTGATTTAATTTTGTTGGAAATTCAAAATAATCTGCAAAAGCATTGAATTTGTTTATGTTTGCACATAAATCTTTAAAGGTGCTAAAAATGTTATCAGGAACACTAAAAAATCTAGATGATAAGTCACATATATTTTGATCCAAAGACAAATAGTTATAATTGTGTTTTCCTAATGAATCTCCAACACAATCACTTTCGTTGATTTTTTTTATAATTTTACTCATATAACATCAATTTCTACCCATTCGCAATTTTTAACAGCTAATCTTATACAAATTAATTCGGTTTTTTCTGATCTGTCATTAAAATATGAATTGACATTTGCTATACCATATCTTGTAATTGCTTTTAAATTGTTTTCATAATTACAATTCATTGTAAAATTTCTAACACAACTAGGAGATGTTGGATATTCTGCTTTGGTTTTATCGTATCTATTACAAGCATTTTTATTATCGTAACATGCAATGTTTCGATTCCAAGTAACCCAACAATTAACGGCTGTTGAACTATCATGAGTAGAGCAATTGGTAGTTTCTATTTTTTGATATAAATTATTTATTTTTAAATTTTCTTCATATAATAAACAATATATCAACGCTTTAGTATTTTCTACAAAATTTACGGTCCCATTAAGATTTGTAATTGGATAAACGGAGTTGAACCATTCTAATGCATTTGTTTTAACGTTTGATAAACTGTTTGAATCATATTTGGTTATAGCAGGATAATAAAATATTAGTGGACTTATCCATTTTGCACTATTTTCGGTAACCAGTGTTGTTAAATTTTTTAATCGCGGTATAGCACTTATAGATTCTGAAAAATTTATGGTATTTTTCCAAAAATCACCATAAAACAAATAAAAATTAACCAATGGATCGAAATATTTTTTTGCACTATTAACCAATTCTAATGTTAACGTTTCAAAGTTTTCATAATTGGTATTTACTGATGGTAAATCATCTCCTATATATCCGGTTGGTTGTATTAATGTAAATTGGTAAGACATTATATTGATATAAAACTATTGTTTTGTTTTTGAAATCTTAGTGTAATTACTTTGCACGTGTATTTATCAGATAACAATGGATTGCCGCTATTGTTAAATTCATTTGTTGTTTGTATATTGAAACTTACATCTCTCTTACCTACATTTGGACATTTTACATTATCTTGTCCCTCAGATTCTTGACCAATTATACGACAATAATTAGCCAATGAATTACAAGAAGATAAAAGTTGTCCCGTTATCCAATTCCATATTTTATTACAATTATATGCCGGAAAACCACAATTGCAATTACCATTTAATGATGTTTTTGGTGGAACACAGTTTTCAAAATATGTTTTAACATATTCCCAAGAAAAAATATAGTTATAACTCAAATATAAATCAACATTTAAAATTTGTTTTTCTGGGTAATATTCTAAAAAATATGTATTTAGCCAATTTGCTATAGCGGTTTTTGTTGGTGTTGAGTTGCTATTATATGTTAATATGTCTACTATTTTTGTGTAAATTATACTTTTATCTTGTTGCCAATATGAACTTAAATTTCTACACGTTGTTTCCGAACTAAACCAATCAGCAGAAAGAGTTTGAAAATTACTAATGGACAAAATCCACCTGGCACTATTTGCTGAAAAATTAGAATATAATTTATTAAACTCATTACCATATACATTTAAATTTTGTATATTTGCAGTTAAGGTTTTTGTATTTGTATTAAAAATTTCATATGAATTTTTCAAACAAAGTCTCTCATCTACGAGATATAAGTTAGAACAAGTATCATCAATTTTGTCAAATTCTAGTGCCATTATGTAATATATTTAATTAAAAGTATATAAATATCAATTAATATCTTTTGATTGTTTCTTTTTCATCTGTCCAATTTGGATATCTGGTATTAAATCCAACACCACAGTCCAATGCTGGATACTCTGCGCCCGTTCCGTATGTGATCTTCCAACGTTTGTTGATGGTTCTGTTGTTTTGTTGCTGTGCTTTATTTTGATTTTGTTGTTGTAATCTTTTCCAGGAATTCATTATTGCACCAGATGCTGGATTTGGTTTATTTGTACTTTGAATTATCCATTGTTTGAGTGCTGCATTATATACATTGATACCAGATTTAGTTTTAATCTGTTCTCCGTCGTTCGGTACTTGTCTAATTTGTTGCTGCTGTTGTTGCTGTTGTTGTGGGTTTCTATTATTTGGATCAATGTGATCGGCAAGCAATTGATTCAAGGTTGTTATTATTCCTTCTGGGTATTTAGTTGTTTCAAAATATGAATATATTGTACCTGGATTTTTATTTATAATTTCAATATCCCATTGTCCGGTTTTTGAATCTATCTTGGTTAATACTTTTCCATATATTTTAACGTCTCCTTGTTCAGTAACAATAATTTGACCTATTTTGGGTGGATTTTTAAAACCTATGGTATCAGCTTTCTCTTTAGTATTAGACCATTGCCCTTTCATTCCTTGTTGAAAGCCAGTAGAAACATTTTGAGCAAATTTTGCAGCACCAGTAACTGCTTTTCCAACACCAGTAGCCGCTTTTCCTATTGCTGAAAATACACCTTCTTGGAATAAATCAACATCTTTAGTTACTTCTCTATAAATAGTATTAAACGAATCTTCGTTATTCATAAATATAATTACCGCATTTAATCTAATATATGGCAATAAAAATAGAAAATTTTGATAACTTTGAGGTTGCAGGAAAAACCTATGTTGGAAATTTTCCATTGTATTCATCTGATATAGTGTGTTCTATTCCTTCTGCTGTAGATGAAGAAGAAAATAATTTATTTTTAACCAGCGAGGGGGATTTTGTTAATTTTTATACTCCAACTCCTACAGTAACACCAACGAATACGCCAACGATTACACCAACTCCAGAATGGACAGGTTTTTTACCTCTTGCTTCTACTGTTTGTGTTGGTGTATCTTTCACACAAACAAATACAGATTTGAATGGTAATTTTCCAGATATAACACAAACTGCTATCGGAACAAAACAACCAACATGGACAGCATATTCTCCTGATGCATCTACTATACCATTAGGTGAGTCTTTTCAACAAACACGAACAAATGATTGTGGTGAAACCGATACTATTACATCCATTGGTACAAAACAGCCAGAGTTTTTTGAATATTCTATAATAATATCAGCTAATGTTAATAACTACAATAATATATTACCTACGTTAACAAATAATGGTTGGAATGGTACAAAAAAAGTAAAGCTAACATTAACAGTAAATTCTGGTGTAACTGTTGGATCTACTGTCGCAACAACTGCCGCATTAACAATACCAGCGATGCCTACTAATAGTTTGGTTTTTTTAATAAACAATGGTAATATTTATGGTGCTGGTGGTACTGCTGGTCTTGGAGGCGTTGGGGTAGCAGGTGGTGATGGTGGTAATGGTGGAACTGCATTGTCTATATCAACCCCAACAACAATATCAAATTATGGAAACATAAAAGGTGGTGGTGGCGGTGGTGGTGGCGGTGCTGGTTATTCTCAAACATATTTTCATTGTATGTGTGCTAATGCACCAATTGTATGTGGATATGGTTGTCAACCTCCTGGTTGTGTTTGTGGAAATCATAATAATGATCCAGCCTGTGCTTTCTGTGGACAGCAAACTTGGCCAACCAGAACTTATACAGGCGGAAATGGCGGAATCGGACAAGGATCGGCAAATGCTGCCGGTGTTGGTTTAAATGAAACTAGTGGTAAACTAGGTGGTGCCGGAGGTTCATTTGGAAATACCGGTTCAAATGGATCAGCTTATAATGCAATACTTGGTGGCACAGGTGGATTGGCTGGATATTATATTAAACTATCAACAGGCGGAACATATGTTTTTGCCACAGGCTTAACAGGTAATGTTGCCGGTAGAATTGGTTAATATATATTTCATAATTTAAAAGATATTATGAATACTTGACTCTATATTTTAAATTAAAAGATAAATATCTTTAATTGAAATATTATCATGTCCGATAAACAAAATCCATATAGTTATAAAATTTGGTTCTCTTTACAAGAGAATAATTTAACAGAAGATCCACAAACTTTATACATGGAGTATTTAAAAGATTGGTATTTTGCTAATAATAAACAATTAATAAATCCTAAACAAAAAATTAAAGAAGAATATATTCAGTTGATAAAAGATCTGAGTTTTCTTTTTAATAAAGATGATAAAGATAGATTTTTACAATCAATAGATTATAACAATAAAGAAGAATTAATTTATAATATTCCATTATTTGCAAAAAAATTAAAAGAGATAGCCAGAGTTTTAAATGCAAAAAGAACATCTATTAAAAATTCTAAATTAAAATATAATTTGATAGGTTCTAATGATGGTATAGAAACTTTATTTTACGAGTATCTTTTGAGATCTTTTACTAAAAGTGATAATGCAATCACTCAATTACCTACATCTAATTTAAAATATGAATTTCCGTCTTTATCCGCAGTAAAAGATGATTTTTTTATAGAAATAGAAGAATTATATGATACTAATGTATATCATGATTCTGATCCAGGTGTTGATATAAACCAATATGTAAGCGTAGAAGATATATTAAACGAATATCCGTTTGAAGATCTAAGTGATGAACAAATGGTGGGAATATTAAATTCCAGGTTCATTCCTAGATCAACTAATAATTTTTTAAGTAAAGTTTATCAAGCATATATAACATCGTTAACAGGTGATGTAACAACAGATGCAGAAAAAACAAAACTTTTTAATTACGAGGTAAATGCATCAGAAAAATATATGGGAGAAACCGTGTATGGTTTAACTGCAATCAGATTGATAGACACCGGAAGACCTGATTATGTATTACAAACAGATTTTTCAACCGGTAATAATTGGTTTGTATGGCCCAGTGGTAGTAGAGTTATAAATGATACTAATAGTGATAACTATTTAGATACAATTTTATTAAATGATTCTAATTTAGTAGGTTCTGGTGCTACTGGTGGAAACTCATATAAAAATTCCGATTTAATTTTTACAGATAAAAATGGTTATGTTGAGGGTGCGTGGTTAAAAGGTCCTAGAACATATACGGTTAGCACTTCCACGAGTGTAAACATTTTACCTAATGCTGTTAGAGAGTTTATATACCCATATGTTGGGTATAATTTATCAACAAAAGGATTAAATTGGATCGGTTTTAGTTTAACCGATCATGACTATAAAAATTATGATTTACTAAGCAATGAGCAAAAACTTAATTTAATGATGAAATACTATACGGAAAACCTTCCGTTGAGTACCTCTAATTCATTTTATTTAAATCAGTCCACTTTAGTCGAATTGGGAGCAGAGTCAGGAGACAATGTATTAACAGGTGATACAATTTTAAAAAGACCTCATAGAAATGTTATAACACAACTTTCAAATGAAAGTAACGATGGCACAACAGAAGCGGCATTTTTGTATAAATTTCAAAAAACCGATATACCAATATCATTAGGATTGAATAATATATATTGGCCAATTAAATCTTTTGATTCATCTGAAAATATACCAATAACAATAAAAAAAGATAATTGCCTTCCTTCCCATTTAATAAATTTTAAAATATCTGAGGTGATGAATGGTGCTATAGCAGGATTAACATTCAATACATCAGACGTTATATATAAATTAAATAGTAGATTTTCCGATCCAATAGAAGCAGCATGGTTAGGGTCTGGATCTATTCAAAATTTGGACGTACTTACCGATGCTATACAAATATATGATAGCGATGCAACAAATTGTGCAAAATACATAGATGGTCCAACACAAGCAGCATTAAATTTAAAAATCTCACCATCTGAAGCAGTTTCTTTCATTTGGTGTGATATAGATACAAAAGCAGATGATGTATTTAAAAACTTTGAACATGCACCAAATTGTGAATATGGTAAAAAAAATCACGACTATTACTCAGATCAAAATTATTTAAATCCCGAACAGTTAAATCAAACAAATTATTGGAAAACTTGTACATGCAAAGCATTACATTATTCACCGATTGGAAATATCGGGGATTTACCAACCGATTATCATTCCATAGCAGATTATCTTTTTGCTGATCCACAGGGAGTGATGGAAAAATTTACATTAAAAACATGGAAAGATACTAGAGGATTTGATGCTTATTCAAGTCCTCAATTTGCTCATTATAAAATAGATGGAAAATCCGATACTCCGATTGGTTGGGGAGACGGTTTCTGGAAAACCGGAAATGGTAAACCGTTTATATTAAAAACTGGTAGAAGATATACCTATATAAGATCTTCATTAAGAAAAGATGATACATCTAGTTTAGAAGGTAATGACATATCACCGTTTTATGTTGTAAAATACAGTTATAAAAAATTAAGAGGTTATTGTAAACAAGATGAAACAGCTATCAATAATTGTTACGATTTATACATATTATTAGATACTAGTAAATCTCAAATACTGTCAATAGAGGATACCAAAGAGTTAGTTTCGAATATTTCTAAAACTATATTAAATAATTCCGAAAACAAAAATATTCAAATTGGTGTTATAGCTTTTAATGATGCTCCAACCATGTTGTCATATTTGACAAATTCATCTGGTGCATTGGAATTTTATGTTAGAAACGTTGTAGTAAATGAAAACTTTCCAGATTATAGAACCGATATATATGAGGCGTTTGTAACAGCCGATCATTTTTTATACCAAGAATATCCCGAAAATGCAAGCTCGGAATTTAATTATACAGATTTATGTAGAAATATTAATACTTTAATAATAGACAGAAATTTAAAATCTAAAACCTTAAATTTGCCACAACAAAATTGTAAAAAGAAAATATTGATAGTTAGTGATGGAGAAGAAAATGAAAATATAACAGAAGTTTTAACATATGCTAATAATTTAAAGAAAAACAAAAATATAGAAATTTATGGGGTTGATATAGGTATAAGGTCAAATAACAACACATTAATAGAAGACATAGTGAGTGATTCTTCCAAATATTTTAATTTAGAAGGATATTTAAAAGAAGGAAACGGAGATGTTATAACTTTTGCTCAAATAATAGCATCACAAATAAATGGATGTGCATCGGTTGTTCCAAGTTGGAAAAAGGCAATTAAAAACGAAAACGGTATATGGGAAGGTGTGAACGAGAAATCTGATATGATATTAAGACCAGGTGATTTCTTAATATATGTACATTCTTCTCAAATAGATTATATCGGAGAAGATATAAATTCTAATTTTTCACAAAATGGTGTTTCATTTACAATAAATGCAAAACTTAATGGTTGGGATTATGATTTAAGAAAATTCGATCCGGAATTTATTGGTGATATATATGGCGCAAAACCATTTTGGGGAATGTCTGATACTATACCATCAACCGAAAAAAACTTTAATAAAGAAACAAATCATTTTTCTGGTCAAATCAGATTTTATAATGATTATGTTCCGGTAAGACAACCAGAATTGTCTAATATGACAATAGATAATGGAAATTTCATACAGTACTTCAGAAGAGTAAACACATCTTTTGATTGGATTCAACCTATAACATTAACAACTACATTATCTAATTACGAATGGTGCAAAATAATATTTGATAGGTATACATCAAACTTAAGTGAAATATTAAAAAATGGAACTTTTGATTTTTATGGACAAAGTAGCGATGAACCAAGTGATATGTTATTAGAAAGTTATTCCGATTTTAAAATATCTAGATATAACTATTTTGCAAGAACAGATTTTACATATACTCAAGATCTTTATAATACAAATAGATGCGAAAATACATTTGTAGTATTTAATACCGGTTCAGTTTTAACGCCATCAGAACCATATGTAAATTTGTTAAATGTTCATTATCCGACTATTGCAACTGTTTCTATTCCAAAATATTTAGTACCCGAAAAATATTTTGGTGGTTATTTGAATCCTCTTAATTTGGGTGTTTCATATTATAGAGGTAAAGGTTATGATATACAAATAAATAAAGATCAACTCACTGTTTATGATCAAACAAGTGCAGAAAGAACTTTCTTTGATATAGCAAAATATTCCAATAGAAATAGAGGACTTACTAAAAAAGATCAGGTGTCACCGACTACCATAAAGGATATAGATAATAGGTGGATGGTGGAGTCTTTCAATTCTGGAAACAGAATGGGAATGAATATTAACACATTGGAAAATCAAAAGTTCACCCCATATCAAAGTTATTTTGAAATTCTTGGTAAGAACAACAATGGAGTAACCAGACAAAACGATTCTATTGAATTTTGGAGTGATACACTGCCTGCTATATGGAACGACGAAAAAAATTATCCATTAACTTTCAGAAAAGAATTAATGGCTCAAACGTATGAACTAAGAAAATCTGGACTTTTAGTAGATAAGGGAATTATATCGAATTGGAGAACTGACATATTTGGTTATGAATATGGTTTATATAAACCAGAAAATGTTGTTTGTTAATTTTTTATTTTATAATATATCTTATATAAAAAACAAGCAAACAAATGAACACATAGGCCACAAAAAGCATAAGATGTAACCCCCAATAAAACAAAAAGAGGATTATAAAATAAACTAGTGAACATTCCCATCCAAAAACTACTACATTCAGGACATAAAAAAGGTTTTCTTATGTATGGAATTTTTGCAATAAAATTTCTTATAGGTGAGAATATTTCAGAAAAACTCCACATAAAACTGACTGAAATGCTTAACACTATATAAGTCAATAATTCAAAAAATATCATAAAAAGAAAACATCTACGGTTTCATCATCAACTCTAACAACAGAAAAATTTCTATATGCTGCCCTGTCTGTGATAGTTTGTTCAAAAAATTTTTTCCAATCCGAAATCTTTGTTCTTTTAACTGTCCCACTATAATTGACAAAAGAATATGTTGAATTTATTTGATCTAAATTTATTTTTGATTTAATGTTTTCAGACAACTCATTAATAAAATTTGCACATTTTTCTCTGTTATTATTCACATAATTCTCAACTCGTCCTCTACAACTACAGTTTGGATTAGTTGCAGCGGATTCAATATCGGCATACATTTCTGGAGCGAATGCTTGAAATAATGGTTTAAATTCTGGTTCATTTGAAAGTAATTCAAGAAATATTTTAGAAAGGAATTCGTAATTTTTATCAATGTTCATATATTATATTTTATATATGTGATATAAAATGTCAAATAAATATTTGAAAAAAAATAAAAAATTCATAAATATACTACATGAACAATGTTAATATAACAATAATATCTAATGAAAATGGAATTGAAAATTCATTAGACTCTACTAGATCATTTGGAATATTTTTAAATAAGGCTATTTCAACTATAAAAATGATACATTGGTATACAGAAGATTATAACAAACATAAAATTTTAGGTGAATTATATGATTCATTATCGGACCTTTTTGATAAACTCCAAGAAGAAGTGATCGGAACATGTAAATTACAATCTAAACAATTTCCTCATATATCAAATGATATAAATTTTGAAGATATCCAATCTTATGTGTCTTCTTGTGCTTCTGATATGAAAACATATTACGATGTTTGTTCTGCTGTTTGTTCGTCTTTAACTTCTCAAGAATTTAACTCCTATATCGATTCTGTAATATCCGGAATAAATAATACCAAAGAAGAAATTTTATCATCTTTCAATAAAACAAATTATCTGCTATCTTTAGTCAAAGACTAATATGAATGATTTGGTTTTTGTACAAATAGCATCATACAGAGACGAGCAATTAATACCAACAATAGACGATTGTATAAATAATGCCAAATATCCAGAAAATTTAAGATTTTGCATAGTTTGGCAACACGATGACACAGAAAATATAAACAAGTATAAAAACGATTCCCGTTTTAAAATTTTAGATATTCCTTATACTGAAAGCAAGGGAGTTTGTTGGGCAAGATATAAATCAAATCTAGAATATTCCGGAGAAGAATATACATTACAAATAGATTCACATAGTAGATTTATAAAAAATTGGGACGATGAGATAATAAAAATGTGGAAAGATATAAAAGATAATAAGGCTATTCTCACATCTTATCCACCAGAATTTTATCCAGATAAACCAAAAGAACAATGGAGTAATGCTTTGCATGTTATACATACACATGCGTTCTCAAATGGTCAAACCGAACAACGTCCAAGAACGCCAGAAGGATGGCAAACCAGAACCAAACCATATAATGCTATACACGTTGCTGCCGGATTTATTTTTGGGAAAGGAGAATTTATAAATGATGTTACATATGATCCAGAATTTTATTTCAGTGGAGAAGAAACCGCATTAGCAGTCAGGTTATATACACATGGTTATAATTTATATCATCCCCATAAAATTATATTGTGGCATTTTTATACAAGAAAAGATCATAAAAAACATTGGGATGATTGTCCACAATGGAAAAATATGGTTATATCCTCAACTGATAGATTGAATTGTTTATTGAAAAGAAATAATAACCATGATTTAGGAAAATATAAACTGGGCAATATTCGTACACTAGAAGAGTTTCAAAATTATTCTGGTATAGATTATAAAAGAAACATATTGCATTTAGATACAGTGGAAGGTAAGGAAGCTCCTGTGAACTTGAATGAACCTGCGAGGTGGTCATATATTACAAAAAAATTTAAATCCAAAATTACCTGGACTTGGGATGATATAGACCATAGTGAAGATTTAAGGTTTGTTGCTTTTATTTTTAAAGATAAAGGAAATCATGATGTATATAGAGAAGATGTTTTATGCGAAGATATATTAACAGGTAAAAAAACAGAGTATATTTTTAATTTTAATTATTTCAGTCCTTCACAACTTCCAACAACTCTTCTTATATGGCCGTATAGTAAAAATTTAAAATGGTTAAATTTAACAACTCATAATATATGAAAAAAGATATGTTGATTGTTGTTCCTTATCGAAACAGGGAAAGAGATTTAAAAAAATTTTTAATACAAACACCTCAATATTTCAACAATCAAAATGTAAGTTATGATATTTTGATTTGTGAGCTGGAACAAAATTGTTCATGGAATGCTGGAATGTCTTGCAACTCTTTAATAGATTTTATTATAGACAAAGAATATGAATGGGTGTATATACATCATGTTGATATAACACCAATAACAGGAACTTGGAAGTTTCCAAATGAAAATGAGGCATATCACAATTTAGGTGATTTTGGAAGTTGTTTAATAAAAATGAAAACATTTTTAGAAGTAGGCGGATATTCAAATTCTTTTTGGGGATGGGGAGCAGAAGATAACGATTTATATGATAAATTAAGAAACAATGGTATAAAGGTTATTACATTAGACGATAACTATCAGGTAAAATATGACACAGAGTTTCAAAATCATCCAAGAAAATTTGATGGTATAAATTATGCTAATAATGTAAAAACATTGTGTTTAACACCACCAAATAAAAAAAATAATATAAATAATTTTCAAGAATATGGTTACACTGATAAATTAGAGAAATTATCAGATAGTATATATAAACAAATTGTGTATTCCAAAAAACCAGATCCTAAACAACATAAAAACAAAAATTTGGTAATAAGTTATTTAAAAAACGAAAATGATCCAAAAAAATTAATGCCTTTCGTTAAGAGTGCTATGATGTTATCATCGTATAATTTTGATTTGGTTATATGTGTTTCTGATGAAACACCCGATGAATATCTATTAGATCAATTAAGGACATTTGGAGTGAATGTTGTTAGACATATACCCGAACATAAAAATTTATTCATAGATCGTTATTTTGCATATAAAAATTTTTTAACTGCTACATCACAGTATGAAAATGTTTTACATGTTGACTGTTTAGATTTAATATTTCAATCTGATCCATTCGAATTTATAAAAAATGAATTAATAATAAATTACGAAGATTTTTGTTCTCAAAATAATGAGAATAGAAAAATTAAATTTGATACGATTTATCACAATGATCTTTTTTATAAAATAAAAGATAAAAAAGTTTTATCTGGTGCTGCTATTATTGGTCCGGTAGATAAATTCATCAAATTGTGTGATAAAATTATACAAGAATCTATTATTTTAGATATACCAACAGATGGAGATTTTGATCAAACTATTTTAAATAAATTAACATATGTTGATAATATTGATGTTGTTATAAAAGATTTTAATGATAATTTTTGTTGCAATATACCAACACATAAATTATGTGAAAAATTTAAAAATACAATAATAGTTAGAAATAATTGCATTTTTTTAAACACAAAAATGCAAAAATTTTCAATAGTTCATCGATATACTATTGATATTGATATTAATAATAAAATATATAATCATTTTAACACATATTATTATCCAACATTTTAAATTTGATAACTTTTAAAATGTTATTGACACGTATTAATATATTCTATTGATTCGGTTTCTTTTTTAGTGGAATCCAACCAATTTATTTTATATAAATCTGTGTGTGCTGGTGTTATTTTTTTAATATTTGATCTTATAGAATTTTCTATTAATTTTTTAACATCATCATTTGCTTTTAAATTATGTATATTGATATTGTAATATTTGCTTTTATTTGTTGGTAATTGCATTTGAAACCAATGTTTGATTTCTTCTATATAATTTCTAACACCGATAGGAACATTCCACTTGAGCGGGCCTTTATCTATTGATAAATCGGATGCAAAATATATTTGAGAAATTTCACCCTGCGTTAATGCTTTATTGTACATCACAATTTGGCCAACATCTGCTACTAATTTGTATGCATCATTTATTTGTATTAAATCGTTTAAAGATGTGTTCTTAACATTAGATGCACCAACCAGTAAAGATGACTTATAGTCATACTGTATTTGATATTTTGCTTTTTGAAATTCTACAGCATCTACTAAATAAGTATCTATATAATATTTGGCACATCCATTTGTTGAATCAAAAACAAATGTAAAATTATGCCAGCCTGGTGGTAATTCCGATATATCATGTGTTAATTTGCTTAGTTGTCCATCTTTGCCATTAGCAGATGCTATTTTAAATTTCCAACTTAAATTCTTTTTTAATGCACCAAATTTTCTTAAATATTGATATGAACTAAAATCACCAATTGCTTTAAATGTGTGATTTTCTTGTACTGTGGAGACATCTACAGTTAATAAACCATATAAATTTAATCTAGACACAAGAACACCTTCAGAATTTATTAAATAAACTATTTTATCTGAATCGTCTATTAAGACTGCTAATTCTTCTGTTTTATTATTTGTTTCAATACATGTAACACTAGTTTTTGGTGCTCTTATAAAATTTAAAAACCTATATTGACCATCATATACAAAACAATTTTCGTCTATTAAAGAATTTTTACCTATGCTTTTTGTAAATTCAAATTTATTATCATTTATATTAAATTTTGTCAAACCATCTTTAACATGAACTATCCATAAATTATTGTTAACATCACATGTTATTTGTTGAACTTGTCCTATGTTAGCATATATTTGTCTTTCTTTATAAAGATTTCCACCTATAACTTCCCACAAATTGTTATTATTATCTATACATGACGATTCTCCATATGAATATTTTAAAACATCATCCAACCCAACTTCAATTCTGTTATATGGATATGTTAAAACCGATGTATTAATATAATTTCCATATGTATTTAATTTAACTACCAGTTTATTTTGTTTATCGTATAAATATAAATTTTCATTCGAATCAATTTCAACTTGATCTATATAAGACATTCTATTAGAAATATTTTTTTCAATTGTAATTTTACCTTCTATACTGTATTTTCTTAATATTTTATTTTGTACATCAATAATCCAATATGTCAAATCTGCCATTCTTTGTACTATACAATTTGAATGGTATAAATCTTTTGGTAAATTTATATCGTCTAAATGTGATAATTTATAATTTAAATTATAAGCAATTCCTGCCGTTTTATCTAATACAGTGAATATAGGTGTAGTTATGGATGCCTCATTTATAAAACCAAATCCACTGTCATAATAATTTCCAAATATTTGTTGACCATTTATGTTTGCCCAATCATTAACTCTCAACCAAAACGATACAGTAAGATTGTTTTTTTCTAATAATGTATTTTTTGCCGGTAAAACTATGTGGTTTTTACCATCTAATGTTATATAATCATTATGAAAATTATTTTCATCATTATAAAATAATAATCCATTATTTTTATATGGACTATTATCTATTAAAGGCGATGTATTAAAATTTGATATATCTAATATTTTTGAACCTAATGGATTATAAAAATCAGCACTCAAATAAGATAAAAATGTTTTAGAGTTTTCTTGACCTGATCTAAAATATATATATTGACAACCAGGTTCAAATACTAAAGTAGATGGTTCATCCCACACTTCAAAATCGACATTTGGATTTAATTTTTCATTATATAATAAATCAGTGTTTGTCAATTTTGTATCAACTGTATAATATGCTGAATTGAAATACCTATCAACCCAAAGTTTATCACCTGATTGATTTCCAGATAACCACGAGCATACCCATGTACCATCTTGTCTTTTAATAGATGTGGGTTGTGGTTGTCCAGGTGTTATTTCATCATATGGCATCTGTTTTGCGTATATTCTATCTGAAACATACGGTAATTCACCAGAATATGCACCATCATCAGCTATACCAGAATTATGTACTGACAATCTTTTTGTGGTAGGGGGAAAATAAAAAACTGTATATTTATCTGGAGCAAATTCTCTTAAATATGTATTAGTAGAAAAACCTAAATGTACACTTTCTAAACCATGATGTTGATTAGTACCTGAAAAAATACCAGTATATTTTCTTCTTATAGATGGATAGTTTTCGATATATTCAACTCCTTCGGAATAATTGTATTCCGGTGTTTGGTAATTCTTCAAACCATGTATTTGAAGTTTGTATGTTACTGTTTCAGTTTGATCATCAAATAATGGATTTTCATATGGAAAGAGTGCTAAATAATTTTGTAAATAATTTGCAGTCAAACTTTCCTGTGTTGGTGTCAAATTTTTTTGAGATAATAATGGACTTGCTATATATTTTGTAAAATAACTATTTTTAACATTGTCATATATTAAATCTTGTTTTTTAAAAGATACAAATTTTAATATTGAACTTGTTGGTAATGCTGTATTTAAACTATATGAAATATTAGTTAATTGTAAGATATTTTTATTGCCAGTATTTGCATAAACTATTTTAGAAAAATTACTATTATAAGAAAATAATACGATATTATCATCACCTAAAATATAGTTAAATCTTTGAGTATCTGATGGTGGTGATATCTTAGTTGATGGGAATATATTATTGGATGTATCATACGTTATATATAAACCATCATTTGTTTCCAATGAAACACAATCATTATCATCATCAAACCAAACTTTTATAGTGTCTAAATATGAATAATTAATATTGTTTGTTTTTACTAATCGAAGGTTGTTTTGATATGATGACAATGTTATTATGAAAGAATCTGTGGATTTTAAAGGACTTTCTATTTTTGACAACTTTATTACATCTTGGGGTGTATTTTTATCTGCAAAAATATATTCAGAATTTAAAAAACCAGTTAGAAACATACCGGTTCTTTTGTTTATTTTTACATCTTTAGAGTTATTTAAAAATTCATAAATATTTGCTTTAAAACCATTTTCAAAAATAATAGGATGACCTATATTATCTATTTTTTCTCCCATCACATCAAAATTAATAGGATACCAATATATATCTGATATTTTATTTGAATATAGTTCCATTTTAATACTTAACTGTAAAAATCAGTTTCTAATGATTTATTAAAATCGACATCAACGGTAATTGATTGTAAGGTGCTATAAGGTAATAAACAATTTATACTGTGAATATCCAAAACATCTTTCTTTTTAAGAAGAGTGCTTATAAGTCCAAATTCTTTATTCAAACCTCTTAATATAAAAGACACATCAAAACATCTAGTATCTAGATTATACGATATTTTAGGTGGTTCTAAAAATTTTGAAATATCAGGTTGTTCTAAGTAATAATTTTCACAAAATGTTAATGTTAGTGTATATGATAATTTAGAAGAATATGTGTTTTTAATTATATCAAATTGATGTACTGTTACATTGATTTTAGCAATATTTCCATATAATTCTTTTAAATTATTATAAACAACATAAATTTTTTTATTGACCTCATCTAACCAATAATCTGGACTTTTATTTCCATCTAAGGTTGATATGAATCTATCATCATTATTAGCAGGATATATTTCATTTTCTTCATATTTTATTTTATCGAAAATAAAACCATTTAGAGTTTCGATAAAAACAACATCGTAAAAACAATCAAATCTTTTAATTGCATTATTTTGTAAATCTGAATATATAGGAGAATATATAGTGCTATATTTTAAATATAACGAAGACAAAGAAACATTTGACGGTAATATCTTACCAGAAGGTGTTCTCATCCAAAGTTCGCCTAATATATCTATATCGTTTAGTTTACTCATATTAAATATTATTTACAATCTGGATAATTTGGATCATCATCTGCTTCTTTTTGTTTATCAACAAAATCTATAGTATATGGATTTTCGTAATTTTTATTTTGAAAAGGCTGTAATACTGTATATGATCTATTAGATTTAGGTTGCAAGTTTAAGATATTTTCTTGTATTGGTTTCTTAGTCCAATTCACAACTACCGGAAGGTAATAGCACGGATTTTTTGTTTCAAATACATACAAAATATCATTATTAACACCAAAAATTCTAGTATATAACAATTCTACAGCATCAAAAATAGCATTCGTAACTTGCCCATCCATTTTGGGTTTTGATAATATTAATTTAAATTCAATTTTAGTTGGATTCGCAACTGCGATTTGATATACATATGCACTTATACCATATGTTTGAGTAGATGCTGTCGATGTAAAATAAAATGTTTTATTTATTTTATAATTTCGTGGATCTCCTATTTCTAGTGGAAAAGGTATAGTATTGTTTGTTGTTGATTTATAAAAAAGCTTTTGTGTTATAGTCTCATCATCAAATATATAATCAATTTTGTATATTTTTTTAGAAACGTTTAAAGATGATGGATTCAAAGTTAATGTTAATGGAGCATAATCCGAAATTATGGTATTATTAATCGATGTTTTTAAATCTACTGTTCTTTCAAATTTTAGCATTTGTTTTATAATACTTAATAATAAATGTTAAATATTCCATTTTATTATGTTAATGTTCTTGTTGTAATTGTTGTATATCCACAATAACTATACGTGTTACCACTTTGACCGCAGAAACATCCACCATAGCATGGGTCACCATTAAATCCAGGTGGACAACCATCGATAGGATCATTATCAGTACACGTACATGTAACAATCCCGTTACAAACTGTTGAAATATTTGTAACGATATTAACCGATAGTGTCGTAGAACAAGTTGCACCATTAATTGTAAGTGTCATGGTTTTAGTTCCTGCTGTAGATGTAGTAACATTTAATGTCAGTAGACCATATCCTTTATATAAAGCAAAATTTCCGGTTAAGCTTGCGCCATTTATATCTCCAGTAGTAACTCCTGTTATAGTATATGGTATATTTCCATCTTCTAATAAAGAAGTATCTAACTTGAACTCTACTGTTGATGCATTTATGTTTTTATTTAATATATATAAGTTTGGATACACTCTCCAATTTTTATTCTTTGCCGTAATCCAATTACAAGAACATGTTCCCGTATTATCATTAACATAAATGCTCCATTCACTTGTTATAGATGGAGATTTGGTTGGCAATTGGTTAAATATGTCATTTATATTGGTTGCTGACATATTGTTATTTTTTATTGATATTACTCTGGTTTCATCATTTGGTGTATATATATTAGATAATCCACTTAAATTTCCGCTTAAATTATTATTATCCACATATAATTTTTGAAATGAAACACAAGAAGTTAAATTTAAAGTTGATAAATTATTATCATTAAAATTAATTGTTTTTAATTTTATACATTGTGATAAATTTAATGTTGTAATATTTTGTGTATTACAAGTTAAAGTTTCTAACAATAAACAATTTGTTAAATTTATTTGTCCTCCCAAATTTGTAGGAGAATTGACAACGATTGATGTTAACGATTGTCTTGGCTCAATTTGAAGATTATTACCATCAATTAATAATGTTACACCAGCACCATTTGTTGGATTAGTTGTGATAGAAGGAGCAGAACTCCAGCCACTCCATAATACAGGTTGTGTTTGTGCTCCTGTACTAGAACAACTATATCCTCTTTCATCGTTGCTACTTTGCAAACTTAAAAACTCTGAACCATCAATCCAACATCCACCTTCTCCCCCATTACCAAATGACGTAGTGGAACCAGAAAGTCCATTTTGTCCATCTTGCCCCCAATCACCACCGTTGCCACCATCACCTGTAAATATACCTGCTTCGTATAATATACCATCTAATCCCAATCCAAAATTTTTATTATAACCTTGACCTCTTCCGCCGTTTGCCCCTGTATATGTTATACAGTTACGACTTTTAGTATTACATGTGCCAACTGTAGACGCATTACAACTAGATGCATTAGTATAATATTGGCAATATGAACCACAATTACTTCCAACTGTACAGTCATTTGGAGTAGAACAGTAATTCACTCCTTGGCAATTAAGTATACAACATTTATTACAGTATTGGGCACCTCCGCAATTAGTAGATGATATTGATACCCAAGTTTTATACGCCCCTCCTCCCCCTCCGCCTCCCCCGCCTCCTCCATATATATTTCCAGTATTGGATATAATGATATTTCTTTTGGTATATATGGCAGTGCCGCCCTTTCCTCCGTTACTACCCGCTATGCTACCACCACCTGACCCAATAGTTCCACTTGCCCCATATATATTCCCCTTGTTTATAATAATAACCTGATCATATGGTCTAAATGTAGTTGAACTATCAGCAGGAATTGTGATAGCTGGCGTTAATGGGTTTTCTGAATATATATTCACGCCCGAATTAATTGTGATTATACCTCTAAGTTTTTTTCCACCATTTCTATTCCATCCATAATTAGTGGTTGCTAAATTATTTATACGTGTCCATAAATTTAAATTTTGTTGGTCTGTAGTTATCGTATCAACTACATTTAACCAACTACCATAATAACCTAATCCTAGTGATGCCACTAACTCTGTCCTCCTAATACATTAGTTTGATTTAGTAATGTAATTAATGATATTCCTTCTACCCAATTTCCACCGTTTCCTTTAGTGCCACCACTTCTTATTGGACTAGAATTTCCATCAACACCATTTTGGCCCCATGTTCCTCCGTTACCTCCCGTTCCTCCGTTACCAACTCCAGCAAACCCATTTTGTTGAGGTATACCGTATCCTTGTCCAACACCACCATATCCACCGGTTGCAGATGTCCATGTTTTTGTACTACAATAATATGTTTGTCCATCAGATAGTGTTTTCCCATTACCATCTCCATCACAGCATTCCGGACAATTAAAACAATCGCTACAATATTGGCTACATCCACTATTAGTGGAACTACAGTAATAATTTCTTGTATCATTCCATTGAGGTAATAATTTACTAACCGGACAATCATCACAATTACTAGCACTACAACAACTCTTAACTTGTGCTCCTATCGTGTAAGTTTCTTGTCCACCGCCTCCACCGCCTCCGCCTCCGCCTCCACCATATATATTTCCATTATTATTTAAATATATATTTTTTAATACTTTTAATGCGGTTCCTCCATTTCCTCCATTTCCTCCGTTTGTTGGGGTTTGATCGCCTTCTCCTCCAATTCCAGCGGTTCCACTAGCACCTAAAATATATCCATTATTTATAATAAATATTTGATCATATGATCTAAAAAGATTTTGTGGTACTAATAATGCAGGAATTGATGCACTTGTTGAATATATGCTGTTACCTGTTGGTATTGTTATAAATGCTTTTAACTTTTTACTTGTATTAGACCATCCACTATTCGAGGTAATAAAATTGTATAAATTTACATTAGCTTGTGTTGTTAAATTAAGTACAACATTATACCAGCTTCCATAAAAACCTAGACCTAGTGATGCCATATCATTATGATAACAAATCTCCTACGAGATACCATGTACTACCTGTCCAGTATGCGCTTGCAGCTGAATTTTGAAATCCTAATTTTTTGAAATCATTAGTTGGTGTTGATGATAAACCAGGTGACCCGGTTCCTTGTGCAAATTGCACTATACCTGCTCCTACTCTTATTACAGATACTTGTGTACCTGCCTTTAATCCAGATGGTAAATTTATGTTTATAGTATTTGTTGCATGGTTTGCCAAAATTGTTTTATCGTGATCTGATTGTGTTACACTATAATTAGTTGTTGTTGTTATCGGTGCGTTTGGATCTTTTGTTATGGTTCCATTTATAGTAAAATTACCTGTTGTGGATAATGCACCAAAAATCGTAACAGTATTTGAATCTGCTCTTAACTTTTCAATGTTGTTTGAGAATAATGATACTATACCATTAGCGGCCCCACCCGCTCCTATTATTGGACTAAATACACCAGTATCACCATCTGGTCCAAACGCATAACCATTTATGGAACTATCAACATTCGAAGGAACTCCCTGATAAGATCTAAATCCAGTAGCGGAAACTCTCCCATTTACTGTTAATTTTTCGGTTGGATTGGTTGAACCAATACCAACATTACCAGATGGATTTATTCGCATCGCTTCTTGTTCGGTTGATACTAAAAATTGTATATCCGCATTGGCATGATTTGTTGCTAGTTTTAAATCTAAGTTATCATGATTCCAACTTAAATAAGAACCATAAGCATTTGTTGGTCCTCCCATTACAACACCCGCATAATTTGAATTTGGCGATAATAATGATATATAACAATTAGCACTATTTTCAAATATTCCAACACTATTAGCCTGTGGTGTTACAGCACCAGCTGATCCATTTTTGACATGTAATAAACCTTCTGGTAAATTTTCACCGATTCCAACCTTTCCGTCATTTTTTATTACAAATGGTGTAGTGTCTGTATTATTAACATCTTCTACTACTAATACATCGCCTGTTCCATTAGTTTTTTGCGTAATTCTTACTGTTGGATTTGCATTTTCTGATTCAAAAACATGATTACCTATTGCATTAACATTTCCTATGAAGTTGTGATTACTTCCATTTGCTGAAATATTTCCAACTATTGTTAATTTTTCATTAGGATTCATTGTTCCTATGCCTACGAATCCATTATCATTAAAAACTATATCGTCACCATTTGCATCTATGAAATGAGCAATTGGCTGTGCGCCAGATTGTGTAACCTTTAATGCTGGACCAGTTCCCACATTATATATTTCTACAGCAGAAGTAATTTCAACTTCTGTGTTTAAATATGTCGTTGTTCCATCTACTGTTAGATTACCAGAAATTTTTGCATCTCCGCAAACATTTAAATTTTTTGCAATACCAACACCACCATCTACAACCAATGCACCAGTAGTACAAGAGGTGCTTTGATCTGTATTATTTAAAAGCAAATTACCACATATGTTTACATCTTTTGCAATACCAACACCACCATCTACAACCAATGCACCAGTAGTACAAGAGGTGCTTTCTTCTGTTCCATTTATATTAACTGTGCTAGTGGAAGCAGTACTACCAATCTCTATATTTGTTGCTGCTCCACCAAAATTAATAGTAGTAGTAGTAGTTGTATTAAGTAAATTGAAATTGGCAGTAGATGCTGTTAAATCTCCTCCTTCTATGTCCACATCTCCAACTACATTTAAATTTCCATCCAAGTTAGTATCGCCCCCTACATCTAAAACATATCCAGTTGTTATGGTATTTTTATTAATACCAACTTTTCCGTGTAATAAATTTCTACCATATGCAGTAGATAGAGGTATATTTAAACTAAACGATTCTATACCAACACTGGTGGTAGGATTTAAACCTCTGACGAATAAACCTCTATTTCCAGCTATTGCACACAAAGCAGTATTATTAGAATAAAAATATCCAGCAAATGCACTTGCTGGAGCAACTGCACATAATGATCCTTGTAATGAAAAATCACCTAAAAATGGCTGTTCTGGACTAGCAATCGGATCATGAGAAGCTTCTGGATTTGTTGCATTTCCATATGTATGATGGTTTTTTCTGTGGTATTTTGCGTGGAATCTATTACTCATAAGTTTATAATTTGAAGCTTTTTAATATTTATATTAATGGTGACGCATATTCATTACAACAATTCGATACTGCATCTTTCCATTGTTTGGTAGGTGCGTAATTTACAGGAAATGTACTTGTTAATTCCGCATATGTAATTGGATTTATACTACATAATCTAATCAAAGGTAGTGTTAAATCATAACAAGACATTGCTTTCCATGACCAACAAAATTCGCCGCCACAATTTGAACTGTTTGAACTACCATCAGAACTATTACTACTAGCGGGTGTGACATCTAAGTTTTCTTTTAATTTAAGCAATGAATTATATATTTTTGAAAGTTCTCGATTTATTACACTTGGAACATGGAATTCATTAGTGCCAATTTTTAATTTTTCATATTCTACATCGTCTTCAAATATGGAAATATCATCATTTGATAGTGGTATTAGAGAAAAATATTTAGCCATTCCTCTAGCTGTTTGTTCTGTAACTAATACAAATTTACCATTTAAAGAATTTCTAAATGTTTTTATGTTTTGTGCTGTTCTATTCAGGGCTAAATTGTAATTTAAATCTGTAGCAAATTCTTCTTTTTTTAATAAAATTTGATCTATTGTCCAATATTTTGCTTCCAATCCATCTCCAATTTTATAAAGTTGTACAAAATCTTGAAATCTCAATATAGATGTTTTTGTTGATATGTTTATTCCTCTATTTGAGGAAAATCTACATGATGTAAATTCTAATCCTGTTACTGTTGGTAAATTGAAAGTTGTTACATATTCTCCTAAAGATGTATATTTAAAAACATTCAATTTTGTTACGATGTATAAAAATTCACCACTTTCATCAAATGATAATTTTACTATTTCGGATGTTCCAATTTCGGATGTTTCGAAAGTTGAATATACATTATCAGAAAAAGTATCAAATATGTGTACCTTTAAATTTTTTGTTATTATATATAATAGACCTGTTTCATGAACAGCCATGTTTAATATTTGATCATTTTCTAAAACATTATCATAGTATGTATGTACCCATGATAAATCTGAGCTATATTGTTTTACGCAATTATTATTATAATCTAAAACATATACATAATCATTATTAAAACATAATTCAGATGGAAAATCAAATTTTGATGTGTCATTTATTGCTCCAATTGTTCCGACAGATAAGACCAACGAAAATATCGGATTATCAATATCAGAAAAATCTAAATCGAATCTATATATTCTGTTTTTAATAGAATCTGCTACATATATAGTAGATTCATCTGAGTTCAATACTATAGATCTAGGATCAAAAAATAAATCATCCAGATCCGAAGCATTTAAAAATTTTATTTCCTTACAATTTTTATCGGTTTCAAAAAGCCTAAATTTATTTTCATCTAAGACATAAATATATTTTCCAAAGAATATATCTTTTATATTTGTAAAATAAGAACTTCCAATGTTTGTAGTGTATGTTGGAACATCATAAAATTCAGAACCATATGATTGCGTATACCATCTTATACCACCTGATTGATTTTCTCTATTAGAACCCATCCATCCATAATAATGACTAGGTGCAAAACTATTCATTGTTTGTATGTTATTTTTTAGATAATTTAAATTATCATTTATTCTTATTAAAGCTGTGTTAAAAATATCAGCATCACCAAATTCATTTGGCTGTATTTGTATATCATTTAATGTATATGGTAATTCCAAAATAGATTCGCTGATAATTCTAACAGATTGTTCGTCGTAATTTTGCCATTTATTTTTTATCACGAATGGTATTTTTTCTATAAAAGTTTTTTTACTAGAATTTTGATATATGGCACTATATGTTACATAAAAAGTACCAAGGTCTGTAAATGTATTATAGAATGTTTCACTTTTTAATTTTATTTGATTTGTTTTTCCGCCAAAATTTACAGCATATGCTGAAATTGGATTAACACTATATTCCGGTGTTTTAAATTGTACAAATACTGTATCTCCTGATAATGCATAAAAAGTGTTTAAAAATATCTCAGGTTGAGTTGATGTTGTATATGCTACAAGAGTTTCCCAGGTTGATCTATTATTAATATTAATTTGTTTAGAGTCCCATAAATCTCCACCATAACGAAGTCCTAAATTTCCGGTATTGATAGTATCAAAAGTAGATTCTGGTATTTTTATATTTAGATTAGAACTTGCATTTAAATATAGTGTATTTTTATTAACATCGCTAACTCTTAAAGGAGACATATCATCTCCAGGTTTTATCGAAAAAACTTTATAAATACCATCAACCGCAGGTAGTTGTTTTTGAGAAATCCATTTAGGTGTAGATAATGTATATACAACAGTAGAAGAATCTGTCAAAATTTTAGCTGGTGTATTTAAAGGATTTGTTTTAAATTTTTGCTGTATAAAAATATTTCTACTAAAATCTAAATCGAATGATGTTATGATAGCACTAAAAGTATGAGTTATACCGTTATAGTCCACTATTTTTGGGTTTTGAAAAAATAATTGATTAGATGGTGTATTTAAATTATATGGTATAGATTCAGCTGTTATGTTGTAACTTCTCGTTATCAATACGCCACTTTCTAATGCTCTATAATATAAAGGGGTATTATATGGATAATATTTATTATATGCTGATAAATATATTGTAGTGCCAGTAGTAGATTCTAAACGAGTACTATAATCTATAGTAATATTTTTTATATTATCATTATATATATAATTTTCACTATCTTTTAATATTTTTTTAGTCGGTCCTTCTGCATATACAAATCTATCAAAAATACCATCAGAAGAAACCGAAAAACTTTCTGTTTTTGATTTCTTATATGAATAAGCTGTCGGTGATGTTGCTAAGGTATAATTAGATGAATTTACGATAGTTATTTGATCACTATTTTTCCAAGTGTATTCTGGATATGTTATAAAATTTAATTTTTTATTAAAAACAGATGCATCTATTTTATACAAAGTTACAGTTTTTGTTATATCGTGTCTAGAATTCCATGTTGGTGTTTTAGCACCTTTATACGTGAGAGTTAATTCATATTTTCCGAGAGTTGTTAAATTATAAACAGGTTGTAATATGTTTTGTATTGTTGCCGCACCATTTGGGTCTTTCATTGACCACTCTATAGAAGTATATGCGAGATTTGGATCAATGTATGGTATACATATATAATTTGTAGTTTGAGTAGATGACCTTGTTAATGTATTTTGTTGTTTTTTAGTATCTAGTAAAATTTCATTTTGAAATGCAAAATATGCTATTTTAAAATCTGCGCTTGCTACACTTTCAGCCGGAAAGTCATCAAGATCTATTTCATAATTTCCATATATATTATCAGATGTGTTTGTAGCATTTACTGTAATACTTATTTTATTTAAATTTGGGTTTGTTGATCTTTGAGGTTGTATGAAAAATTTTAAACTACTCAATAATTGACTTTTTGATGATTCTCCTTTTTCATAATAATTTCCGTTCTGAAATCTAGCAGTAATCGGAGCAGTAATGCTACTAAATCCAGTTGGTGCATTATCAGGTGTATATGTATATGACCAATAAAGTTCTTCATTTAGTGGTAAATTCACAATTCGATTTTTATATGGTACTAATGCCTCTAAAGTTATTGTTCTTATTTCACCAGAGTTATCTAAACTTATTTTTGGATTTATTAATAATTTTTTATCGACAAAAGCATTATAAAAAAATGTATCAGTAGTTATGCTGGCAGATTTATTTTGTTTTGTTGAATATAATGTTATGGTGGTCGGCGTTCCACCATATCCAGAAACTCTAACTGCCCATGATGTATTATTGTATGTAACTAATGTATTATTTGTTAAATAATTTACAGGAGAGTATTTACCAGTAGAATCTTTAGAAAGATAATTTATTTTAACATTAGAATTAAATGGAGAAACTGTCCATTTAATTGTCGTGTCTCGTAAATCAAGTCCTGGTGCTATTGCGTCTGTTACCATCGAATCCGCTGATATATCTATATAATCATTATCTTCTTTAATTGTGTTAACAACAAGATCATATGTTGGAGGTTGAAATTTTCCGGTTAATCTTATTTTAGATGCTAAAAACCCATCTTTTAAACCACACACTGTAGACATTTTTGGCCTGATTGTTAAAACTGGGTTACCTACATATGAAGGCGGATTCTCTATTTCTAAAACACTGGCATCATTAGCATCGAGCCAAGTTGGAGATGTGAGATCATATATTGTTCGAACTCCTGCTTTTTTATAATAAACTGTTATATCAGACAATAAATCATCTGTAGTAAATTCAGGTTGAAAAAATATTTTTTCATCTACGTTTGAATATGTTGATAATTCAAGTTGCATCGTACCGTAATCAGCATAAAGAGAAGTTTTTGCTGAGAAAGATACTTGTGTTGTATCTGTAATTGGTTCTGTTACTAGATAAAAATCTAAATTTGATTTTTCGGTTGCATTTGTTAATGTATTACTTTTTATAGCGGCACTGTATGTGTAATAATATGGAGGATATTTTGTAACAAATGTTACTGTGTCATTTTTTTGAGATGTTGATAATGATACTGCTGCTCCTATATTTGTTTTAGTATATGCTGGTGTACCGTGTATATAATATGAATCAAGAGTTCCTATTACACTTTCTCTGGAATATAAAAATGTATCAGAATCTAATATATATGAAAATCCCAATTCTTTATTTGTTGCACTCACAACACTAACAGTTGTTGTTCCGACTTTTTTAGTTTTTTGGTAGTATTTAACTGTTCCTGAATTTAGATATACTACAGCACTTAACATTGAACATGAAGAATTTGTTATCGGTATATTGACATTGTTAGATGATTGAACATATGAAAATGTTTGAACATTTTTATCAACTATGGGGTAATAATAAAATACTAAATTTGAAGTATATGGGTTAGTTGCCTCTAATTCGTCTGTATATTTATAAAGCAATGTTTCTAGATATATCTTATTATACGGGTTTCCATTCGCATCATCTTCAGTTAAGCTATTCCAGTATGAAAAACCACCATTTATAAAAAAGAAATCATTTCTTAATTTTTTATAATTTAATTCTGGTTGTAAATTTATATTAGAATAGTCTCCAACGGAAAAAGTTTTTTTAATTATAGTTTGATTTGCGCTAATATCATACATCAATGATACGGGATTGCTAACATTGTTATATATATAATCAAAATTTCCAGGTCCTTTTATATAATTTTCATGTGCATTCGGCGCAGCGTTTTCAGATTCTGGTATAGGAACATTAAAATAGTTAACAACATTATCCATTATTACAGCAGATGTTGTTAACACATAACTATCAACACCACCAACCGTTATTTTTTTTGCGCTTACTGGATATAGAAATAAACGTTTTGGAAAATTTACAAAACTATAAAGGGTTTTACTATTATTCCCAAACATTTTAAAAAAATGACTGAATGGACCATATTCATTTTTTCTTATTTCTGATAAATCTAATGTTAATTTAGAAGATGCATCGTTCCAAGATATAAGGGTTTCTCCCCCGACTTCGGATTGACCTATATTAGTGTAACTAAAAAAAGATGCATTTTTATGTATATTATCAATTTCTATAGTCGGATTTTTAATATAAAAATATTTTGAGGTATAAGAATAGTCGTTGATAGCACCAAGACTAAACATATTTGGTGTTATGGGCGTTATGTCATATTTCTCATGTGGCCATGATCCAACTACATTTATATTATATCCTTGCTCAAAACCCATAGTATTATATAATATTTAGACAAATCATTCGATTTATCAATCATCTAGCAGACCCAAACCTTTATATAATTCATAGTTGAAAAATATATCCAATAGCCCTTCATCTTTATACCAATCATCTGTGGTTGAAAGTTGTCTACTAATTGTGGTTTGATCACTATTCCAATCTATTAAATTTTCTATTATTCCACCATTCCAATGTGGTACAAAATTATAAAATTCATAATATAATTGCCATTCATCTCCCAAACCAAGAGAGGTCGCTAATGTATTTATTGTATATTCATTTGCAAAATCTATAGTACCTGTTTGTATTAATTTATAATCATTTATA